CTCCGATTAAGACATCATCAAGTCTAAGTTGAAGCATTGTTCTTAATCTACTATCTAAATATCCATTTACGGAAGCAACATCAGCTAAAAGTTCCTCAGTTACAGGGATAGAAACACCGAATTTTCTAATGTTTTCTGTTTTCTCTGTAAATGCTAAAGCACTTTCGCCAAACGCTCCACCTTCTGCAACTTCAGCTGCATTATTTGTGAAGGTTGTTTCCTCTAGATACTTATATTGAAATTGTGTTGTCGGTATAACCGAAAACAAATCAATAACGGCATTTGGATTTCTTGTTGCAGTAGGGATCATAAGATCACTTCTTGTGACTGCAGGTGGATAAGCTGATGCTTCATCTACCAAAGTCTTGCTTTCAAGAATTGGGTTGAACTTAATCTCTGATGAGATATTTAGTTGTCCATTTTCCATATATTCTTTAAAAGCTCTTGAGTTGCTTATTTGAGCCCCAAGTGTTTCCACTGGAACTGCCTTTTCCTCATGAATAGGAAGGCTTTTCACTTCTGCACCTTTTGAAATTTCACTTTCGTTTTCTGCCTTTTGCTTTTGAAATAATTGCTCATCTCGAACTGCGTCTGCTAATTCCTTAGCTTCTGAGTTCATTTGTGACCATTTTTCTCTGTCATCAGCAGTAAATTCTGAAAAATCTTTTTCTGCGAAGTTTGCAATGCCTTCTCTCAATTCTTGAAGTTTTGCTGTTTTTTCACTCATTTATTTCTCCTATATCAATCATTAATGCGTCATTAAGTATTTCATTTGTTTCTTTAAATAAATCATTTAACTCCTCATTATGATCATCTACTACTTCAACCTCGTCATCTGTTCCTATGCTAAGAAGTGTATCAATATCTTGGTGCATATCTTGTAATGCGTCCTTCAATTTATCCAACTCCTCAACTGAACTTTCAGATAAGGTTTTATTTTTACTTAAACGCAAGGCAGTAAGCTCCTTACATCTCTTTAATAAAGCAGTCATCTTGATAAGCAAGTTATCCACTTCATCTGTAAATCTTAAACCAATGTCTTTTATTTCGTCCTCTTGTTCCTCAAAGTCTTTTGCTTCTTTTATTGCAAGTGTGTAAGTATTTTGATTAGCACCAACCATTACAGGAGATACTTCCCAAACCTTAACATCTTTTAAATATCTTACTTCAGCACTATCTCCATTATCTTTTGTAAAATTGCCGATTTCACTGTCATTAACTTCAAAACCGAAAGACCATTGTTGCATGTCGCTCATGGCCTTTACAGTTTCGTATGCTTCTTTGCCTGCGTTAGTGTTTAAATTAAATTTTCCTTTAAAAGTTGCTCTATCCTCATCTTGTACAATTTTTCCTTTACCAATGATTTGTTTCCAGTCATGTCCCCAACACATAACCACACCTTTATCTCCATACCCACTTCTTATTGAGTTTGGAAGTACCACATCATTGTCACTGTCAATTTCATTGAATACAGAAAAAACTGCTTCAACAGTTCCGTTATCATCTATTTGCAGTAAGCTTTTATCTTTAAATTCTTTCAATTCATACCCTTTTCTCGTGATAGCTTAAAAAACACCTACAATTTACAGTTAGATCAGGTGTAGCCCCAAGTGAGCTATCCCCAGGATAATCAAACTTATATCCATTGTAGTCAAACAAACTATCTTCATTTATTTCTGTCCCGTCCAAAACGATATGTGCGTCTCTTACCTTACCGTCTCTTTGAGAGATCCACTCTTTAGTATATACAAGATTAGTAGATTTTGCACCTACTTGCCTTCCATAATTAGCTAATTTATTACCTTCAGTTCTTGATATTGTTAAGGCCCTTGTTAAGTTATTTTTACTAAGTAATTTTTTAACATTATTTGCTACATAATTCTGCAACTGTGATCCTGTGTAGCCTAGATCAAGTGCTTCTTGTAATACTTTTGTAAGTGTTTTATTAAATCTATTTTTACTTGTTTGTGATAATGCAGGAAGTAAATTACTAACCTGTGCAGTAATATATTCAGCTACTTCTTTATTTGATCTTACATTTTGAATAGGGAAGTCATCAACACTTACAAGCCTATAAAATAAGCCTTGTTCAATTATTTCTTTTTTGCTTTGCTTTGTAATAACAGGAATTGCATGTGGCATTTCTTTTTCTGTTGGTAAAAGTAAATCAACTTGATAAAAGGCATAATCATTTACAAGACTTATATAATAATCATAAACCTCGCTTGACCACGACTTTGTGTTTTCATCTATTGTTTGTTCAATTATTGCAGTAACACCTGCTTCAGTTGGGAAGTATCTTTTTAGTTGTTTTTGAATTTGTCTATCTTGCTTTTGTAATAAATTAAAATATAATTCTTGCAGTATTTTTTCCCATTGTGTAAGTAATTTATCGTGTTCCTTATACAATATATCCTTTTTTTCCTCACCTCTAAATTTATTTAATCTAATATCCCAATTATTTTCTCTAAGTAAGTTCCTTCGTTTGATCAATTCAAAAGCGCTAACTGCCTTCTCATCTCTTTTATTCATAGCCCTTACAAGTTTTTGGCTCCATGTTTTACCTGCTTCTCCACCCCATAAAGCCCAAGCAATTCGTCCATTTGAAGGATAACCTTTTTCTCCAGGCCTCCAACCTTCTGCTCTTTTATCTACCTCATGTCTAGGGAAGTATTTTGCTATATGTCTTGTTTTTTCAGGTCCTGCAGTTGTGTTATTAACAATGTATCTTGCTGAATTTAAACCTACACTTGTTCCACCTCTACCTGTTTCTTTTCTCCACTCTAAACCTCTTTTAGCTTCCTCTTTAGCACCTTTGGGAATTGTAAAGTTTAAATCATCATAAAGGCCTTTATAATGTTTTTTACTTGATAAAGGGTGGCTAGAAGGAAGTAAGTCTAAATCAAATTTTCCACCTCTAAATTTTAAAGTTCTACACGCATATAAAAACGCATTAACTCTTGCGTATGCCCACCTGTCAGCACCTCCACTTCTCCTAACACTTGGCCTTACACTTCCGGGATTTGTATTATATGCTCCAACACCTCTACGAAAACAAGCAACCAACATACGCAAAGTGACCTTTTTTCTTGGATCATCTCCATATTTTTCGTTATGTTCTTGAACTTTTTTTTTGAGTGCTTCTCTTACTTGAGCACTAACTTGTTTGTTCTCCATTAACCAACTTTTCGTATTCCTCGTGGCTTTCGCATGGCATAAAGACTTCTTTTCCGTCTTTGTCATGTGTATGAAAACCAACACAACCTATTTTTTTTGCTCTAATTTCAGCTTCCTCTGAAGTTGAAAATACATCTTGCTCATAAGCTACTTTTTGATCATCACTAAATCTTGATATTTGCCTTAATCTAATTTCTGCAAGTTCTCTTGTTGGATAGCAACCCATATTTTTACCTGAATTTTCTGCAATAACACAAAACTCTCCGTCTATTTCTTTTACAACCTTAAACTCTGCTTGTTTTTCCTAGTCATCTTGTGTTTCAACTTCTGTTCCTTGATATTCTTGTTCTGTTGAAGTTTCTGCTTCAGGTTTATCCATGTTTATATCTGCTTCAGGGATAAGCATTTTTTGACTATCTAACAAATATACTTTTTGATTATCAGCAACAGGTAAGCCAACTGCCTCTCGTGCCTCTGCTATGGTTATCCAACCACCTTGAACTCCAACATTAACTCTGTTGTAAATATCAGCAACATCAGTTTGTAAGGCCCTTACCTCACTAAAATTATATTCTGCAGTTGTTAATGAGTTGCTTTCATAATCTTTTAGTAATATCTGTTGTGTTATTTCCTCTCCTACTTGTTTCCACAAAGGAATTAATTTATTTTCTGTAAAAAATTCTCTTAATTCTTTAGCATTAGAGTAAGTTGCTCGTTCAAGTCCTGCACCAAGTCCAGCTAATATTGCAGGAACTCCAAGTACTGCAGATATTCTCTCTTCAGGTACTCTACGCAAAGTTCCTATATCAAGTTCCGTTGGACTAAAAGCCATTTTCTTTATGTCCATTGATCCACTTAAAATTAAAGGCATACCTTTATTCTTGCCTGATACTTTTTGCTGATATGTTTTTGCTATTTGTTCTGCTTCCTCTTGTGTTGGGCCAAAATCATCTTTTGGAGAGATCATAACCGAAGGAACTCCAGAGTTAGCTAATAAGGCAGTTGCCATTTGTCCTGCACTTTCATCTCCATATATTTCTCTTAATACAGTTCTAAGTGGAGCAAAACCTTTTTTATGGTCTGTTTGATCAAGACCAAGTCTTATATGTACCATATCCTCAGGCATGATCATAACTTTTTTGTTTGCAGTTTCATATTCATAGTGAGTGATCAATTCCTCATTATTTCCCTTTGGTGTTATTTGTTCGGGCATTAAAGGATATAAAGCAACTAACTGACCTGCATTATTTTTTTGTTTTATAATATATGCGTCTCCTGATACATGCATAGCATTAATAATATATTGTTGTAAAATATCTCCACTCATATATGGATTTGGCCTTCTCATAAGAGTAGTTAAAGGGTGGTTAGGTACTATTTTGTCAAGTTCATCATCATAAACTTTAATTTGTAAAACTGCTTCTGAAAATGATACACTTAAAACTTGTAAGCATGCCACAACTGCTGAATTAGAAGCCCCATTTCCCATTGTTGATACATCAAATTTACCTGCACCTGTATTCCAACCTTGTATAAAATTTTGATTATTGTAAAGGGTGTCATCATCTCTAAAGAAGTTATATCTTTTTATTTCATTATTATATTGTGTAGCATTTCTGTTAAAGATTAAATCACTTAACTTTCGTCTTTCAGCCATAATATCCTTTCGGCTTAGAGTGAGCTACCGAACACACCCAAAAAGGAATAGCCCACTCATAAGCCAACCTGCATTGCGTTCAATATGCTCTAAACTCGTTCTTTCTTGCTAATTGTAATATACAATAAGCCAAACTATCAACTTGGTCGTCATGTTCTCCTGCAGGGAATTGTAGCATTTCTCGTTCCAGATCCAAGTACCAATTACTCTGCTTGTCAAAATACACTTGACCTTGTTCCATTTTAGCAGATAAAGGCAGTGCTCGTGAGTATTTATCTTTATCTGCTTTTAATTCTCTTATTGGTAAATTTGTTTGTGATCGCACCATTTGGATAAAAGCTAACTGATAACCTGCCCTTTCAATTCCAATAATTTCAGGTGTCCATTTATCGTAATGTTGAATAAGTGCTTTTAAAACTTGTGGTGCTTCTAATCTTGCTCTAACAACATCTAAGACAAAAACCCTTTGATCTTTGCTAACACCCACCGTGGTAATGACAGTATAGTCTGCACTTTCTTTTGTACTTGTTGCGAGATCCACACTTGTGATAATTCGTAGCTGATCAGTCTGTATTTCTGTTTGATCGTATCTAATAAGTCTTTCATTTTCCTCATATCCATATTCGTTATAAACAGTTCGGCTTGTCATAGTATAATACTTAAACCACGCACTATCAAACAACCCACCTGCTTGTTCAATAAATTGTGCCTCGTATTCTTGTGCGTATAAAAAACTTCCTATTTCAGTTCTTGCAATTTCTAGTTCGTCTAAAGGCACAAATGGATTTGTTGTAGTTGGAAGTTGCCACCTTTCCCAATCATCAAGTCCTTTTGCATTTTCAAATAGTTTCTCAAACCAATTATATCCTTTTGGAGTTGATATAAATAAAGCACCACCTCTGCGTTCTGTTAATGTAGGCCTTACAACCTCTGCCCATACATTTTGCTTCATAAATGCACACTCATCTAAAACAACAAAGTCAAGACCTGCACCTCTTAATCTATCAGGATTATCTGCAGATTTTATTGATACCATACCACCTGTTGGTGTGATTATTGTTTTTTCTCCTTCTTTTACAACAGTTCCATACTCTATTCCTATATTCCTTAAGTCTTTCCAACCTTCTAAGGCCATAGAGTAAGTTGGAGCGATCCACCAAGACCTTTTACCTCTCCATGCTTGTTCAAGGCACAACCATACACCTAATCTTGTTTTACCCCACCTTCTTCCTGCAGACAAAACCTTAAATCTTGCATTAGACATAGCAACTTCTATTTGTCCTTCATGCAGTTCAGGTAATTTAACTTGATACTGCCTGATATTAGTATTTGATAATTCAGTCTCCATTTAAAACTTCTCTCCATTGTTGGCCGAGTACATGCTCTAACTCTGCATGCAATAAACTTCCTACCTTTATATTATCCCAAATATTTTCATATTTACCTGATCCTTTAAAAGCACTTTCAAAATAATGTGCAACATAATAACTTTCATTTAGTATTTGATCAATAGAAGGTAGTTTGTAGCCAAATAGTTCAGTTTTTCCGTCAAATTTTGTTGGATAATCTAATGAGTAGCATTTATTTGGCCCTTTCCATGCAGGTATAGGTCCAAAATTTAATGGGGGATAAACCACACTTGCTACATAACTGTTTGCAATTTGTTTTAGCG